GTGCTTACCGATACAAAATTAAAAAACCTCAAGCCGCAGGACAAACTGTACAAGGTCTCCGATCGTGACGGGCTGTATGTCGCTGTTCTTACCTCCGGCTCTGTCTCGTTCCGGTACGACTACCGCATTAACGGACGACGGGAAACGCTGGTCATTGGTCAGTATGGTCGTGACGGTATCAGCCTGGCGGAAGCACGCGAAGAACTCATTGCTGCAAAAAAGCTGTTAAAGGCAGGCCAGTCGCCTGCTGCGGCTAAACGTGACGGTATCAAAAAGATCCGTGGGGCTGAGACATTCGCGGTACATACCGACAGCTATTTGAAGCACGTCATTCTGGCTGACAGTACCCGGGCAATGAAACAGGCGGTGATCGACCGTGACATACTTCCGGTTCTTGGCAACAAAATGATGGCTGAAATTACCACATCGATGGTTCGTGATTTGTGTGACCGGATTGTCGAACGCGGTGGCCGGGCAACAGCAGTGCAGGCCAGGGAGATCATCAGCAGCGTATACCGTCACGCCAATGACCGTGGTCATGGTTTGTTTAATCCTGCAGCTGACATTAAACCTTCGTCTATCGCCATATTTAAACCACGAGAGCGAACACTGACACCAGAAGAAATTGGCCTGTTCTTCCGCACGTTGGATGCCATTGGTGCTATGGGCACTATGAAAATGGCTTTAAAGCTGGTGCTTATCACTATGGTTCGTAAAGGCGAATTCACCAATGCAACGTGGGATGAAATAGATTTTAAAAAATGGACATGGACAATTCCTTCAGACCGCATGAAGGGAAGCCGGGCGCACATTATTTACCTGCCTAAACAGGCTCAGGATATATTGATCGGGTTGCAGATGTGCGCTGGTGGAAGTGGATATCTGGTTCCTGGTCGTTACAATTTCCGGAAGCCATTATCTAATGCCGCGCTGAACTCTCTGATCGACAGAACGGTGAAAATAATAAATGAAGATGGTGAGCATATTCAGGGCTTCACCGTACACGATATGCGCCGTACAGCCAGTACGTTGTTGCATGAGGCTGGTTATCCTTCAGACTGGATTGAAAAGGCTCTGGCACATGAGCAGAAAGGTGTGCGCGCCGTATATAACAAAGCGGAATACGCCAGACAGCGCGCCTACATGTTGCAGCAGTGGGCCGATATGATTGATTCCTGGATTAACGGGGAGCATACGGATCTGATTCCGTTCTCCCCGTCGAAGTTTGAGAAGTGGATGGAAGACAGTAATAAATAATTCTATCCTTCCTGGACTTTGGTAAGCGTCAGATTTCCGCAGAACACTGCGCCGGTATCGATGTACATTTGGTTTGCATACACCAGTGGGTGATGTGCTGGCGTATGACCGAAGATGAACAAATCGGCACCGGTTATCTCCGAGACAATACCGTCCTGCGCGTCGCTAACCCGCTCACGATTCCATATCACCATTTCTTCCGGTACTGGCTTATCGAATGCGTATTCGTTGTGCGGGTAGTCTGCGTGGCAGATGACGACCTTCTTATTGCCGGTAACCAGTTCGATAATCATCGGGAGGTTGGTAACCTTTGGCAGAAGGTATTTGAGTTGCACATCCTGCTCAGAATCAAGTTGGTGCCACCATCCACCGCCGTTTGACATCCAATGTCCGAAACTTCCGCCGTTGACCAGTGCATCCAGCATCATCTGCTCATGGTTGCCACGAACAGCTCGGAACCACGGCATAGTAATCAAATCCAGGCATTCGACGTTTTCAGCGCCGCGGTCAACAAGGTCACCAACGGAAATAAGCAAATCGCGCGCCGGGTCGAATGAAACTTTGTCGAGTTCGTTCATCAGCAGCGTGTAGCACCCATGCAGATCGCCGACGACGAAGATATTGCACCAGTCAGCGCCATTGATGCGTTGATATAGGTTCATGCTGCACGCTCCCGCCCCTGGTTGTCTGTTGGTGACAGCGGAGCATTGCTGAATGCATTTGTTAATCCGCCAATATCCAACGCGTATCCAGGGTGTAGTTGCACTGCCGGGTCTTCGCACTGATTACCCCAAACATCGAAGCCATGAGACGTCTGGCGGGCGAACAGTTCAATGCGAGAAACATCGCCTAATAATTGCACAAGTTTTTCACGAACGATATTTGGCTTTCTTGAATGCTCAAGCCGCGGTGCGGTAAATGACTGAACGATCCCTGCATTAATGCGCGTAGGTAGTTTTCCCTTTACCGCAAACAGGCAATCTTCACTATTGGCGCGAGTCATGTGTCCCATACCCATAACCAGTTTATCTGGTTGTCGACTACCACATTTTATCCACGTGAAGCCCTTCATCGTCATCAGACGGAATCCCCAGGCTTCAACAACTTTTAGTGCTTCGAGTGGTTGTGTTGGCACCCACCACATGGCCAACAGACAGTTTTCATCGGCCAAATCCCACACAGGAAGGCGGCAGATATCCAGCACACTCATAACCGGATATTTAAAACCGGCACCGCGATTACCATCTGCGGCTTTGTCCCGGTATACCCAGGGTGGATCTGCATAGATTAGTGTGTATTTCTTAGTCATAAACCACCCCACAACATCCTATGCCGCTATAGTCGCCACGGCGAAGGCCGTTACCTTTTGTGATACATTGGTCCCTGCGAACCGCGATCCTTGCACGTTCAACATCACCAGAAGCAACATCCATACACTGAAGCCAAAGGTGAGCGGCAATGCGGAATTGCCCTTTTTTCTCTCTTTCAATCGCGCGTTTTTCGATCTCTATCGCCGCAGGAGTAACGGCGACAATCTTTGACGGACTGCGCATTGAAACCTTATTCATGTGATATTTTTCAAGTCGGCTTAACTTTCTCACTTAATCCAACCCTCTCTGAAAATTAATGCCAGCAGATAAAGCCATGCTGAAACAGAGGCCAGGAATAAGTACCATCCTGACCATTTGCTCCAGTGCCTTAGCAGCGCACTCATGCAGCGTTGCTCACGGGACGATATACACGTTGCTGAACAGGAGGCTTTTTACCCTGGAACTCTGCCGGGCTTGCTGCCTGACGTTCATCAAGCCAACGCTCAACTTCATCACGGTTCCATGCGCAGCGTTTATCGGTGATATACCAGCGTTTAGGAAATTCCCCTGCGCGCTCCATACGGTCGATAGTGCTCCATGACAGTGGCACCACCGCCAGGAGTTCTTTCTTACCTAATGCACCTTTCATGAATACCTCTCTTGGTTGCAGTGCGGCGCACGTGGCGCCGCGGTGGTGGTTACTCGAATTCTGGACGCATATCGTTAAGCGTCATCATGAATTTTTGGTGATATTCATCACCGAGCTTTTCAGCCATGGTGTTAATTTCATTTTCAGCGCGCTTGAACATCGTTTTTGCATCTTCAGCAGATGGATCCAGGCTATTAAGTATCGCGATGATATATTCTCGAGCTTCTTCTCGTTCTGAATCTGAAATTGGCGACAGGTGTTGACGCTCATCGTCAACTACGGAATATTCACCAGTGATAACAGCTGCGTTATCTTGGCTAAGTCCAGCTTCAGCGCGCTCATCCATAACAACAGCCTTCTGCATTTCAATAGAAACAGGAAGATATTTGAACAGTCGGCGAATTACTGTTTTTTTAGCCATCTCATCGAAGTGATCAACCCATGGGCCACTGCTACCGGCTTTGCTCAGTGCACGAACTTTCTCAACGTCTGCCCGGCTCATAACTTCAAATTGGACTCCGCCATCTTTCAGTCGTGCAACGGCGTAAACGTGCGTTAATTCTCCGCGGTCACCTGTTTCGCAAGGTAAATGCTCGAGCGTTTCTTCCAGGCCGTATGAGTAGCTGAATTTGTCGTTTGTATGTACGGTACGAGCCGAGATACTCAGGATCTGCCCAGAGCGGCGGGCAAGGTCAATCATTCCGCGATAGCCGATAATCAGCTGTGCTTCTGTAGATACGGTTTCCCATCTTCCATTTACTTTCTGGCGTTTGTCGAACGGTATCAGGTAAGCGTGTCCAAGAGCTCCGCCTGGTTCAAGACCCAATTGGGCACATTGCATAATTGCCCCCAGGAAGCTGGCTTGGTCGCATGATGCAAGTTTTGGAACCTTTCTGATCTCTGTGGTTGCTATGCGCGCCAGACGGTCTGCTGTCATGTGCTTTGGAAGTGCCAAAGCCATCTGAGCTTTAATTTTTGGGTCTGCCAGAAGTCCGGCCAGAGTTGTTGGTTTCTCATTATGATGTGCAACTTGGTTACCGGTAGCCGCTGCCTTAAGTGCATTGATAGACATTTTTTCTCCTTACTTCATTCTGAAGACGCGTTGTGTCGTTGTTGTTTTGAATTTTTCGAATAACTCAGGGTGTACTGACTGGAATAGCTTCTGGTCGAATCTGTTGCTGATCTGAGATTTCCATGTGCAGAGCGGCTTTCCGTCCAGGGTCAGGACTGAGTGCTCTTGCATGTACATCTTCAGCTTCTCTTCTGATATAGCTATTTCTTCTTCCAGTGATTTTCTGCGTGATTTCATGTCTCGTAGATCGTTGAATAGTGCGAGTGCCTTTCCGTCAGCCTCGATACTTGTCCCGGCATCTTTCTCAAACATCAGCGATACATCGCTTACGCTGGTAGCTTCCGGCGGGTTAAGATTTTTCACTCGGTCCCAGAAAGCGATTTCTTTTTCTAAGATCGCCTGGATAGTTTCTTCATCACGCTCAACCCGATAGATTCGGAAGTCGTCGCCACCGATAAGCACACCGAAAACGCATACCTGTTTGTTTGTAACCATCAACCCGTGCATGGCCTGGGCCGTGTAATGCACAGGAATTGCATCTGTCTGGATTTCTCCCCATTCTTTGGCTTTGAACGGACTAACTGTTTTGATCTCAATGTTCTCGCCTGACGCTGCTTCTGCATCGATCTCAGCTGCAATAAAATCGTAATCACGGTGGATATAGCGGTTTCCGCGATGAACGATTTCCATCCCTGTTTCCTCAGAAAGCAGGTCTATTACGTATGGTTCCATACGCTGGCCACGCGTGAAAACTTTCTGCTTGCTTGGGTCTACTGGTTTGACACGTGGCTGGACCTTATCCAGATAAACCTCAAGCGGGGTGCGCCATGGGCTAATTCCAAGAATCCCTGCAACATCGCTTCCTCCGATGTATTTTGTTCTATCCATGATTCCAGCGTTCCGCATCATGCCGCGTCCCTCTGACCATCAAGCTGATCCGCCAGATCCCAGCGCGCTATAATTGCCATTGCCTCGCGCCGGTAGGCATCCATCAGTTCTTCGAACTCAGGGCTGTCTTTAGCAGCCTCCAGCACTTCCTGACGAACGCCTTTGCCTGTTACAACGTCGAAAGTTGAGGACAGTTGATGAAGTCGGATGCTATCGATCAGTTCAACTTGTCGGTCATATAGCTGTTCTGACAGGCGGTAGTCCTTGTCGAATGCCAGCATGATTTTTTGAAGATTTTTCTGCTGATTAACGTTCATTATCAGCCCTCCCATATCTCGTTATCGTTGGCCACATCGCGAGCTTCTTTGCTGACGAAAGCCCACTTAATGCCTTCCTGTAAGGTGCGGAACTTCCAGCTCATGAATCCGCATGCAGTAACGCAGTACCAACCGTTGATGATTTTCCACTGCATAACTTGTTACCTCGGTCTGTTACCGTTGAGGTAATAATTATGCGTATCTGGTTTGATGTCAATAGATATGAGTTAAAAAAATTACCCATTAGGTAATCGAACAGGCAATAAAAAAGCCGCCAGAAGGCGGCTTATTTACTGAAAAATATGATTTTATTGTTTGTTTTTTTCGTTCTGGTTGATGACAAATTCAATGTAACTTTCGATCTTTGCTTTCTCGGTTTCGGGTAACAATGCGTAGCGCGAGCGGTCATAGTTGATAGTCGCAGGGTCGTGCGGGTGAATCAGTAGTTCATATCCGTGACGCCCGAATGCGGATGCAACATTCTCCAGGGTGGAAATGGAAACGCTGACCTCATTGTTTAACAGGCGGCTGATTGTCACCTGGGCGACGCCGGATGCGCGGTGAAGTTTTCCCTGTGTTGAAAGGTCGCGGCTTTCGCTCATCCAGCGTTCCAGGTTGTGAGCCGCCAGCTGACCAATGTCGCTTGGGCCGACAGGCTGAAAACCTTCCTGAGAAAGCGAGCGATCGATATCAAGCCAGTTACGGGGTTTATTGGCGGCAGCTTCAATTTTTCGCGCAACCTGGTCGCCGATAACCTTCTTGCCAAGAGCCCAGCGGTTTACCAGATTTGCCTGAGTTCCAAGTTTTTCTGCCATCCGCGTCTGAACACCATTGAATTCACGGTCGATCAAGTCGTTGAGATTTTGCCTGCGGACGTCCTGGATACTTTTCATTTTCTGGAAAATCGCCTCATATATGAATCAGTAGATGATTCAATTTAAAGCAATATTACCCAACAGGTAAATGCACCTCATAGGTAACTATCCTTGATTTTTGTTACCTTATGGGTGAATATTTATTATCTGAAATAAATATCAGGCAATAGCTATGAGCGATAACGGACATTTCGATTTCAAAAAGCACTGGCTTGCACTTACTCCGGATGAGCGTGAAGCCTTCGCACAGGAAGCCGGAACGACGAGTCACTATATCCAGACTCACTTAACAGGTAAGCGCAAAATGCCAGGTAAGGTATTGATGAATGGGCTTTTTAAAGCCTGTAAAACAAGACAATGGCTGCGCTCAAAAGCAGAACTGGCATACTTCTTCTACTCATGATATCCAGCCACAAACCTCTGTAGACCGCCATCCGGCGGTCTTTTCATATCTATTCGCACCTCAAAGGTAATAAAAAACCAAATATGGTTGATCTTTTTTTTGTGTCAGCACAAAATAACCGTAATCCCAATACTAATAACAGGGCTTACCATGGAAATCATTACACGTATTGATGCCGCAAAGCGCGGACTTAAACGCTATTACACCGGAAAACAATGTAAGCACGGACATGACAGTGAACGCTGGGTTTACAACGGACACTGTGTTGAGTGCACCATGGAATCAAACCGTCGCATCAGGGCAGAGATTAAGCAGATCATGATTAATTCCTCCCCACAACACTCAAGCTGATAGCGGAGATTAATCATGAGCAGACATGCAACAGATTGGGCTTGGGAGACAGATCCAGGCAGCTCATCATTAAAGCTCATACTGCTCTCGATGGCTGACAGAGCCGATGAATATAACCTCTGCTACCCCAGCATAGAACGCCTCGTTAAAGACACTTGCCTGAATAAAAAAACCGTGCAGGCCGGGCTTATATCGCTCATGAAAATGGGGCTTATTTCAGATACCGGAGAGAGAAAGGGAGCGACGAAAAGAGTGCGGGTTTTCTCTCTTAATATAACCAAAAACGGGAACATTAAAGGCAACCGGGAAGGGGGTAATGAACCCGAAAACGGTAATGTTACCGAAAACGGGAATATACCCAAAAACGGGATGTTGAATGATCCCAAAAACGGGATGTTGAATGATCCCAAAAACGGGATCCAGAACCAGTCATATAACCAGTCATTTAACCAAGAGAGGGAGAGCAGGACAAAAAACGGGGATTCTGTGCATCATGACCCCGGCGCAAACAACGCCGTGATGAATAACTTTGTTCCTCTTGGTGGGCCAGGGCAATTAGGCAAATTTGTCATGCATGAACAATGGCAGCCATCAGATGACTTTCTTCGGAAAAGCTCATTGCAGGGGATCTACCTGGACAGTCTGCCAACGGCACAGGAACTTGCAGAGTTCAGAATTTACTGGATGGCTGAGGGTAAGGCATACCATCAGGCACAGTGGGAGCAGAAGCTGGCAAGGCGGCTGCAGATTAGCAGACAGAAGCAATCAACATTACCTGATAACAACGTTCCGCACTGGAACAGCCCTGAAGCATGGGAGGATTTCTTGTGAACAACGTTTTTACCGCGATACAAAACCGTGACGGAGAAGCCCTTTCTCGCATGTCAGGTTATGAGCATCAGTACACCAACAATGACAACGTGGTGAACATGTCAGCAGAGAGGCTTGTTGATGCCCTTTTCAAACAGCTGAAACAACTGTTTCCGGCGGCAGTGGTAACCAACCTGAAGACGCCAGAGCAGGAAGTTGCTGCAAAACAGCAGTGGATTGCTGCGTTTGCCGAAGGGGGGATCCGAACCCGTGAACAGGTTTCTGCTGGTATGCGCCACGCCCGCGCCAGTGAGTCTCCGTTCTGGCCGTCGCCAGGGCAATTCATCAAGTGGTGTAAAGACAGCAAGATGGTTCTTGGTGTCACCATTGACGATGTGATGGCGGAGTTTCACCGGTACAGCAAGGAAAAAAGTTTATATCCTGGTGGTCCCGAAAGATTCCCGTGGCGGCATCCGGTTATGTACTGGGTCGTATGTGATACCCGCCGTGCAATGTATCAGCGCCAGCTTAGCGAGATTGAGGTTGAGAAACACGCGCGCAGGCTGCTCGATGATTGGGCGAAAAAGGTGGCTTCCGGACAGCAGATACCCGATCCGGTGATCAGCATACAGGCAAAGTCAGAGCCCATGAGTACACCTCCGGACACAGGGAGAGACGTTTACCATCCACCAGGGCGAAGTTTCGGGTGCATGCCTAACGCCGCCACCCTTGGGGGAATAACACCGGCGCAGTGGCTGATGGAGGAATACAGGCGGGGAAAGGCGGCAGGATTTATCAAGTAATACCAGCGCGATAGCGCATTTTTTTACGCCTTGATAATTACCTGATGGGTAACAAAATATTCTAAACTCTATTGATTTCGTGTCTTATGTGGTTTTTAATTACCTCAGAGGTAAATCATGAGAAAACAGATACAGGCTCTTGGTCGACTCAAAACAGGCCAGATGAACAAAACAGAATCTGCGTATTGCCAGCACCTTGAGCAGCGTAAACGTGCAGGGGAAATCGCCTGGTATCGATTCGAGGGTATCAAGCTGCGGTTAGCTGATAACACGTTTTATACGCCCGATTTCGCTGTGATGCTCGCCACCGGAGAGATGGAACTGCACGAAGTGAAAGGGGGATTCTGGACCGACGACGCCAGGGTGAAAACCAAAGTCGCCGCAGATCAGTATCCGTTCCGAATCATCGGGGTAACGGTTAAACCAAAGAAAGCAGGTGGTGGCTGGAACATCGAAGAGTTCTGAATCGACGATCTTTTTAGTTATCAATGTAATCAATAAGTTATGTGGATAAGCGAGGGTAAAGATGGAAAGTAATATCAAAGGGTTAGTTTCCGCCGGGCATGAGATGGCTTCGGAACTGAAAGCAGAATGTGGTGCCGTTGATATGCGCAGTGTGGCAAAGCTGATCAGCGATTTGGCAACGCAACCGGAAGTGCAACTGGTGCGTGCTAATGCGCTGGCCGAAGACCACCAGAGAGCGACTGAGTCAATTAAGCAGGCTGATGCGGCTGTTAAGTTGGCACACGAGAAGTTTTCGGCGCTGGCGGCGGAGAATGCGGGGCTGAAACACGCAATGGCCGTAACTCTTGAGCATGTGTCGGTCACGGATGCAGGGCAGGCTGGTGTTGCTGCAATGATTATCAACGATGCCCTACACCACAGCGAAACTCCAGCTACCGATGCTTTTCTGGCTGAAGTACGGGCGCAGGGGGTTGAGATGTTTGCTGACAATCTGTTGTGTCCAGACCTTGATGGCACTATCCGTGACTTTGCTGCCCAGCTTCGCAAAGGAGGCAACCAGTGAGCAAAATTAATTACCAGGCACTGCGTGAGGCGGCGGAACGTGCAATTCCAGCAATGGAACGCCTGTTAATGTTGCCAGCTGATGATGATTTGTTAAGTGAACAGGAACTTAAAGATTACGGTGTAGATATTGATGCGCTCAACGCCTTCAAATTTCTGACCGGACCAGAAACCGTGCTGGCACTACTGGATGAACGGGAAAGAAACCAGCAATACATCAAACGCCGTGACCAGGAGAACGAGGATATTGCTCTTACGGTTGGGAAGCTGAGAGTTGAGCTGGAAGCCGCAGAGAAGCGCATTGCAGAACTGGAAGCACGGGAAATAAAACCAGCCAAGGGCGAAGTTCTTGTCGTTGTTTCTGGTTTTACTGGTTGCGGAAAAAGCGTCATTGCCGGGGAAATAGAAATCGCGATGAAGGCTATTGGTGTACCGGTTCAGTGGACTAATGGCGATGCGGAAAAGCGCATGACAGGAGCTGACTGGCTGACAGCGATTGAGATGTACAAACCAACTGTGCGCATCGTGGAAGTTAATGTGCCACGCGCCGCTGGCATTCGCATCAAAGGAGAGTGAGAGTGCAGATTTCACCGGTTACTCTTCGTGTTGCGAAGGCGTTTATATCCAGACATCACCGACACAATAAACCACCTGTTGGGCATAAATTCAGCATTGGTCTGAGAAATGATGCCGGAGAATTGATAGGTGTGGCGACAGCCGGTAGACCTGTTGCACGACATTTGGACGATGGATTAACGCTTGAAGTAAATCGCACATGTACCACAGGAGAACGCAACGCTAACAGCGCGCTTTATGGTGCTGTCTGGCGGGCAGCAAAGGCTATGGGTTATCAACGTTGTATTACGTACACCCGGGCAGATGAATCAGGAGCATCTCTTCGCGCAGCTGGTTTTGTTCGTGTGAAAGAGCTTCCTCCAAGAAAAAGCTGGGCGGAATCAAGCGTCGCCCTGCGGAGTAAACGCGATCCGGTCGGAAACGGTGGTGTTCCTCGTGTGCTCTGGGAAATCAGGAGAATGAGTACCACTGGCATTCGCATCAAAGGAGAGTGATATGGCTATTGCCGCAAGTTACACCATGCATCTCTATTGTGACTGCCGCCAGTGTACGGAAGGTGTATATCCAGTGCCAGACTTCGGTGAGTATATCGGTACGTCATGGGCTGGCTGTGCAAAAGAGGCACGTAAAGATGGGTGGCGAATAAGCGTCGACAAAACGCGTGCTTTTGCGCCAGGGCATAAAATTTTGAGAAGCAACAAAGGAGAGTGATGTGCCTACATTATTCAGAAAAGAATATCCGCGAAAAAGTAGAGCGACAGAATTTTTGTTTCTCATTCTGTTTATCGTGTTGATGATACCGATATCCCCGCTAATTTTTGTCTGGGCAATCGGGAAAATAATTGAACCAGTTATTGAATTGTATAACGACGTGGTATGGGCGTCGTTCAACACACTGCACAATAAAATTAATCCGTATAAGGAAAACTGATATGGCAACTTTGATAAAAAAAGAACGGGCATGGTTGAACGAATTACAGGAAGTTCTTGATCGCTGCCCGTCACCGAAAAAAATTGGTTTTTACACCATTGGCGATAAAAACATTTACCTGTATGACCTACGCCGCATGGATGAAATCATGGAGGCTCTTGATAATCGTTCGTCAATGGATTGGTGTGTTGCTGTCCATGATATGAATGCCGGATTTGAAGAAAAGATTTTGTTCCCCTCGTCAGTTGAAAGCACTGCGGGTTAAGGAGTAACACATGACCACTATTACCAAAGAGCGACTGCTGACAATCAAGCAGTGGCGCGAAACATACGGACCTGGTAGCAACGTTGTACTGCCAGCAGAAGAAGCGGAAGAACTGGCACGAATTGCTCTGGCATCGCTGGAAGCAAAACCAATAGGTGCATTCCACATTGCAGAACAGCAAGTTGACGGCACAAGTGACTACCTCAAGGATGGAGAATGGCCTATTGATAATGGAATTATTGAGGTCTACGCCGCTCCACCCGTTCCAGTAGTACCGGAAGAAAAACCAATGCCTAATCCTCTTAGCATGTACGCGGTTGATGCTGTTGCCGCTATTGCAGAGGTGAGAGGCTGGAACGCCTGCCGCGCCGCCATGCTTCAGTCCGGAAACTTTCGGGAAAACAAGAGTTCGTCAACCAACTATCCGGTAATTCCTAGTGAGGTGTTGTCCGCAATCCAGAAGGTTGCCAAGATTCGTGCTGATTTCGATGATTTTGACGGTGACAGGCGAGGTATCGGTGATTGTCTGGATGAGGCTGAGCAAGAGCTTATCGTTACCATTAACAAATATGCCAGTCAGTTGGCAGCAGAACCGATAGCGACTAATGACGTTCGAGAGCAAACAGCCGTTCCGCCAGTTCCTGTAATACAGGCTGATGTCGCGCAGGCAATTGAAAAACTCAAACGGAAATTAGTGGAATGCAATCGCTATAACTACTGCGCAGATGCAGTTAAGGGCGTTGAGTATGCCTGCCACGCTGCCATGCTTCAGGGTAGCCAACCTGTAAGCCAAACTTACAAGTTTCCAGTTAATACACCTTGCCAGGATGCGCCAGCCCATATCTGGCTGCAAACAGCTGGAGTATGGCCAGAAGATGGCGAGTTAAGCGAATTAACGTGGTGCAGCCACAATCAGCACCATGATGACACGCTATATGTTCGAGCTGACTTGGTAAATGGCAATTCTCCGGTAACTCCGGATGGTTGGATAAGCTGTAGTGAGCGAATGCCAAATGATGGTCAGCACGTAATTATTTTATGTGATGGCGCATTCGTTCTTTATGCGCAATATCGGGACGGAGAGTTTTTTGATGTCGTCCGCAATGGTGAGGAGTTCTTCGAAACGCAGAGCCGCAATGTAACCCACTGGATGCCGCTACCGGAGCCGCCACAGGAGGTTAACCGTGGCTAACCTTCAACTTGCCGTCAAAGGTGAATACTTCGATGCCATGATTCGCGGGGAGAAAACGGAAGAGTATCGCCTGTGTAATGACTACTGGAATAAGCGAATTATGCTCCGGGAATATGACCGCCTGATTATCACAAAGGGATATCCGAAGCGCGACGATTCCAGCCGCAGAATTGACGTCCCGTATGACGGATATGAAATCAAGACAATCACACATCCCCACTTCGGCGATAAACCGGTAAAGGTGTTCGCGATAAAGGTGAATATTGATGGCTAAATCAGCAGCAGAACGCAAAGCCGCGCAGCGCGCTCGGCAGTCCGCCGCCGGTGAGCGCAAAATTGAACTGGTGCTGGATAAGCAGGAGCAGGAAATGCTGGCGCGGAACTGCGCCGCCCGGCGCCCTGGTCGCGATCCCTATGAAATGGCCGAGTACATCGCGCTGCTGATCCGCCAGGATGATGCACGCGTGCGCGGGCGTATAAAATCGATCAGCAGAAAACGTTGCGGTAAGTGCGGCGAGAGAGTTCCAGTTAATTCATGCCCGTGCAATGGTGACTCGCAATGTTGGGTGACCAAAGGCTGGCATGAAACGAAATTAATAGTGTGACATGTCACGAGTAGATTATGCATGATGAATTTGATGTGTTTTGAATACTGCCGCCAACTATGGCGGCTTTATTTTGCATGGTACTATTACCACAACGGTAACTATTACCACGGTGGTTACGATGCCTGCTGAACCTAAAACCTATAAACGTAAATCAACGCAATTTAAGCCACTAACAGCAATGCAGGAGGCTTATTGCCAGTCATACATCAAAACGCCTGAAAACCAGACTCAGGCAGCGATTAACGCAGGATTCTCCCCAAATACAGCGGCAGTTAAAGCCAGTGTCATGATGCGCGATGAACGCATTCAAAAACGGATTGCCGAGCTGATGGAAGAGCGCAACAAACGAATGCGTGTCAGTGCTGATTACGTTCTCATGCGCCTGGTGGAGATCGACCAGATGGACGTGATTGATATCCTCAACGATGATGGGAGCCTTAAGCCAATCCGCGAGTGGCCGAAAATCTGGCGCACTACGCTTAGCGGCTTTGATCTGTCATCGACCATCATGAACATGAACGAGGATTCGATAGAGACAATCCTCAAAAAAATTAAATGGCCTGACAAGGTGAAGAACCTTGAGCTGATTGGTAAGCACGTCGATGTCAATGCATTCAAAGAACGCCTGGATGTTAATGTGAATGTGACAATTGCTGATCGCATAGCGGCAGCCAGGAAGAGACTGAAAGAACGTCAGGATGGCAATCAGTGACAGATGCAGCGTTATCTCCTGAAGAGCAGTTGATCGAGGATATTGCAGGGTTCACTCACGATCCGCTTGGCTATGCCCTCTATGCGTTCCCGTGGGGGGAAGATGGGACTGAACTGGCACATGCCACCGGTCCACGTCAGTGGCAGGCTGATGCGTTCCGAGAGATACGTGATCACCTGCAGAATCCAGAGACTCGCTATCAGCCGCTTATGCTGGCACGCGCTTCGGGTCACGGTATTGGTAAATCCGCATTCATCTCAATGCTGATCAACTGGGGCATGTCCACTTGCGAGGATTGTAAGGTCGTGGTGACCGCCAACACCGACAACCAGCTACGAACGAAGACCTGGCCGGAAATTATCAAGTGGTCGAACCTTGCTATCACGAAAGACTGGTTTACCTGTACCGCTACCGCGATGTACAGCAATGATCCTGGACACGACAAGCGGTGGCGAGCTGACGCAATCCCCTGGTCTGAGCACAACACTGAGGCATTCGCCGGACTACACAACGAGCGCAAACGCATCATCGTGGTATTCGATGAAGCGTCGAACATTGCGGATCTGGTGTGGGAAGTTGCCGAGGGTGCACTAACGGACGAAGACACTGAGATTATCTGGGTGGCGTTCGGAAACCCGACGCGTAATACCGGACGTTTCCGCGAATGTTTCCGCAAATATAAACACCGCTGGAAAACTGCGCAGATTGACAGCCGAACGGTGGAAGGCACTAACAAACAGCAGTTGCAGAAATGGGTTGATGACTACGGGGAAGACAGCGACTTCGTTAAAATCCGTGTGCGCGGCATATTCCCTGATGCATCTGAATTGCAGTTTATCCCTACCGGTCTTACTGATGAGGCAATGAAACGGGTGGTAACCGCTGCGCAGGTGGCGCATGCTCCGGTGATAATCGGTGTTGACCCGGCATATTCAGGCGTTGATGACGCGGTGATATACCTGCGGCAGGGGCTACACAGTAAGGTGCTGTGGACTGGCAACAAGACTACCGACGATCTGATTATGGCGAAGCGTATCGCTGACTTTGAAGACCAGTATCAGGCTGACGCGGTGTTCATCGACTTCGGTTACGGAACCGGTCTGAAGTCAATCGGTGACGGCTGGGGGCGCACATGGCAACTTGTTCCGTTCGGTGGTGCGTCAACTGACCCTCAGATGCTCAACAAGCGCGGGGAGATGTTCAACTCATGCAAGACATGGCTGAGGTTGGGCGGGATGCTGGATGACCAGGAAACAGCGGACGATCTGTCGGCGGCAGAGTACAAAGTTCGCGTGGACGGTAAAATCGTTATCGAACCGAAGGAAGATATCAAGGAGCGGCTTGGGCGTTCGCCGGGTAAAGGCGATGCGCTACTGCTGACGTTTGCGTTCCCTGTGTCTAAGCGTCTGCGAATTCCCGGGCAGCAGAACCAGCAAGGCAAGGCCATTACAGATTACGATCCCTATGCTTAATCCGCTGGTGGGGATAATGTCGTTGATATCCTCTGGTGAGGATAAAACAAAGCCAGCTCATAGGCTGGCTGTTTGTGACATGTCACGGTGTTATTGAATTACAATCCAGTCATCAGATAGCATATCGGTTTGAGATGCCAGCCACGGTACAAAGCAACCGTCAGCAGTTTTCATCCCAATCCACGGTAGAAGTTTAACGCCAGGTACAAATGTATACTCGTCACCGCATGTAACGTCAAATCGCCAATCGTTCGGAGTGGCCGATTGCGGTGGCTTAACCAGTTGCAGATACATGCCTTTGCCATTCCATCCGGCACGTGCAATGCGCTTACCATCTTTGAGTGATGACAAAGCAGTGGAGAAAGATACTGTTGATGTTTCGCTCATAATCTCACCTTAAAAAAATGCCCGGCGAACCGGGCGAACTGGAAGCAATGAGTTATGCCTTCCGTGGCTGTACTGGTTTACAGCATGAAGTCATCGCAATGGCGTCCTGCTGTAAAAAGGGCGGTGATAGTCCTTCAAGGGAAACCATCACCGCCAAGCACCTGGAACTTCTGGCATCACGGTCCTTAGGCGTGATTCTGGCGTGGCATGCAGGATTCGAACCTGCGACCAACCGCTTAGAAGGCGGTTGCTCTGTCCAACTGAGCTAATGCCACAACGCTGAGAGCACTTAGCCTGTTAAGGCACCACACTTTGTCGCGGCTCCATAAATGCTCTCATCGTTGTACCCTCGTCTCTTCCGAGGCGTCACACCGAATCGCCGGGATGGTGAATCCCCGTGCGCGGAATAAAACCGCTCGACTTGCACATTCCGGCTACCTGGTTCGTTTGCCCGAGCAAGGGAGGGTGCCCATTAAACGTATCTATACCGCTATCGGCGCATGTGCCATACGCCGTACTGCTCAAAATAAAAGCTCACTCCACCTGTTCAATTTAACGACAAGCCAGTCAGGTTAATAACCGGAATGAACCCTTTACTTACCTTAAAGGTAATAATTTATGCGTTAAATGTCAACTACCTACGATAAGTAAATCATATGTGGTTAAATTGGTAATAATTTAATTGCGTACGGAGTCATTGATATGTGCATGGGTAGCTCACCATCAGTGCCTGCAACACCAGAAGTTCAGGCAGCACCACAGGAGCAGGATGCCGCCGTTGTTGATGCCCGCGACGAAGAAACACGTCGCCGTCGCGCTGCTGCTGGTCGTAGTTCTACGCTGCTTACCGGTTCTCAGGGTGACACATCAACCGCTAATACCAGCGGTAAAACGCTGCTTGGTCAGTAACCGGAGTCATTGAAATGGCGGAAACAACTAAAGAGCGATTGAACAAACAGTTCGCACAACTTGAAAGCGAGCGTCAGTCGTTCGAGCCGCACTGGCGCGAGTTGAGTGATTACATCAACCCGCGTGGTTCCCGCTTTCTGACTTCTGAGGTCAACCGTAACGATCGACGCAATACACGCATTATTGATTCGACCGGGACTATGGCGGCGCGCACTCTCGCCAGCGGCATGATGTCAGGCATCACAAGCCCCGCGCGTCCGTGGTTTCGCCTGGCTACGCCAGATCCTGAAATGATGGATTATGGCCCTGTTAAGTTGTGGCTTGAGGCGGTGCAGAACCGCATGAACGATATGTTCAATAAGTCGAATCTCTATCAGTCGCTGCCGCAGTTATACGGAAGCCTCGGCACATACAGCACTGGTGCAATGGCAGTGCTGGAGGATGACGAGGACATCATTCGCACAATGCCATTCCCGATAGGCAGTTACTACCTGGCTAACTCACCTCGTGGCAGTGTTGACACCTGTTTTCGCAAGTTCTCTATGACTGTTCGTCAGCTTGTTCAGGAGTTCGGGCTAAATAACGTCAGCGAATCCGTAAAAAGCATGTGGGAAAGCGGCACCTACGAGAAGTGGATCGAAGTGATGCATTCGGTTTACCCGAACATTGACCGCGATACATCGAAGCTGGATAGCAAGAACAAGCCATTCAAATCGGTTTATTACGAGGTTGGTGGCGATAACGACAAGTTGTTGCGTGAGTCCGGATTCGATGAGTTTCCAATTATGGCTCCGCGCTGGGAAGTTAATGGCGAAGATGTTTATGGATCATCATGCCCGGGTATGCTGGCGCTTGGACCTGTTAAGGCATTGCAGCTTCTCCAGAAGCGCAAGTCGCAGTTGATTGATAAAGCCACCAATCCGCCGATGGTTGCTCCGACTTCCCTCAAGAATCAGCGCGCCTCCCTTCTTCCTGGCGACATCACGTATATCGATCAGATTACTGGTCAGGATGGCTTCAGGCCTGCTTATCTGGTTAACCCCAGTACAGCAGATTTGGTGGCAGACATTCAGGACACTCGTCAAATCATTAACAGCGCCTACTTTGTCGATCTGTTCATGATGTTGCAGAACATCAATACCCGCTCGATGCCTGTTGAAGCGGTGATCGAAATGAAAGAAGAAAAACTTCTGATGTTGGGGCCGGTTCTGGAGCGTCTGAACGACGAATGTCTTAATCCTCTCATTGACCGCTCTTTCTCGATGATGGTGCGCAAAAACATGCTGCCGCCACCGCCTGACGCGATGGAAGGCATGCCACTGAAGGTCGAATACATTTCCGTCATGGCTCAGGCGCAGAAGTCTATCGGCCTGTCCAGTCTGGCGTCCACGGTTAACTTCATTGGTCAACTTGCGCAAGCGAAACCAGAAGCTCTCGACAAACTCAACGTTGATCAGGCGATCGATGCATTCGCTGATATGTCCGGAGTGTCTCCAACCGTCATTGTTCCGCAGGAACAGGTTGAGCAGGCTCGCCAGCAACGGGCACAGCAGCAACAGCAGCAACAAATGATGGCGATGGGGATGGCGGCGGCACAGGGTGCCAAGACGCTAAGCGAAGCTAAAACTTCGGATCCGAGTGTTTTGTCAGCTATGGCGAATGCAGTTAGTGGTCAGGGTGGGCAATCACAATGACAGATTACGAAGACGATCAACTGAAAGAAGAAAACGCCCGTAAGCAACGTGACATGGCGCAGCGTGAAATTGATGACATTCGCTTTGTCATGAGCAGTGAACAGGGGCGTCGCGTTGTCTGGTCGGTGCTGGAGAAAGGCCGTGTGTTTTCCGCTATCTCACCGATGGACGCTATGGCAATGGCATTTAATGAGGGGCAACGCAATCTGGCGCTGGAACTGTTTCAGCGCGTTATGGCGCATTGCCCTGAACAGTATTTGAAGATGGCCAAAGAGGCCAGTGAACAGGAGTGATCATGAATTTATTTGAGCGTTTGCTGTATCGCCGTCTTTGCAATGAGCAACCAGTCGATGGTGGAGCAGCTCCGGCTGCGTCAGAACCGTCAGCGCCTGCAGGTGATAACCCTGCTCCAGTTGGTGATCCATCACAACAGGAAGGTGATAAGACACAACCTGTTGCTGATGGCGATAAACCTGCTGATGACAAAAAGCCTGAAAGCGATAAGCAGGGTGAAAAAAAGGACGGCGATAAACCGGAGGGTGCGCCGGAGAAGTACGAGTTTCAGGCTGCCGAAGGCGTAGAGCTGGATACAGAAGCGTTGAAGGAATTCGAGCCGGTGGCGCGAGAACTAAACCTGACCAACGATCAAGCGCAAAAGCTGGTTGATGCTTATCCGAAGATTCTGGCAGGTGTTCAGCAGCGCCAGGCAGAAGCCTGGCAGAAAACAACCGAGCAGTGGGCTGCGGATGTAAAAGCTGACAAAGAAATCGGTGGCGACAAGTTGATTTCTAACCTTAGCGCCGCACAGCGTGCGCTTGACCAGTTCGGGACACCTGAACTCAAAGAATATCTGAACACCACCGGGCTGGGTAATCACCCTGATCTGGTCAAAGCGTTCGTGAAAATCGGAAAGGCGATGTCTGAAGATGGCATGGTCACCGGTGGTAATGAAGGCCTGCGTAGTGCGGCCGAAGTGCTCTATGGCAAATAAGAGAGGAAATGACAATGGCTGTTAAAGGCTTAACTGCGCTAACGCTGGCTGACTGGGGTAAGCGCGTCGATCCAAACGGGAAAGTCGATAAGATTATCGAGCTTCTCGGTCAAACTAACCCGATCCTTCAGGATATGCCTTTTGTCGAAGGGAACCTTCCTACCGGACACCGAACCACCATTCGTTCTGGTTTACCTTCAGCTACCTGGCGTTTGCTGAACTATGGCGTACAGCCAAGCAAATCAACCACAGTGCAGGTAACCGATTCCGTTGGCATGCTGGAAACCTATGCTGAAGTCGATAAGTCACTGGCTGATCTGAACGGCAATACCGCTGAATTCCGCCTGTCTGAAGACCGCGCATTTATTGAAGCGATGAATCAGCAGATGGCGCAGACGCTGTTTTATGGTGATTCCAGCGTTAACCCTCAGCAGTTTATGGGGCTGTCCTCCCGCTATTCCAGCCTGTCTGCGGGTAATGCTCAGAACATCATTGATGCTGGTGGCACGGGTACAGATAACACCTCAATCTGGTTAGTGGTGTGGGGCGAAAACACCGTGCATGGCATCTTCCCGAAAGGGCAGAAGGCTGGCATCCAGATGGAAGATAAAGGCCAGGTGACACTGGAAGATGCTGATGGCGGCAAGTACGAAGGCTACCGTACCCATTACAAATGGGACAACGGGCTTGCTCTGCGTGACTGGCGTTATGTTGTTCGCATTGCAAACATCGATGTCAGCAATCTTTCAGAACCTTCCTCAGCCGCAAATATTGCGAAGTTGATGGTTAAAGCACTGCATCGCATTCCAAACCGTGGCATGGGCCGCCCGGTGTTCTACATGAACCGCACTGTAGGCCAGGCTCTTGATCTGCAATCTCTGGAGAAAACATCTCTGGCGATCAGCGTAAAAGAGACAGAAGGCGAGTGGTGGACTTCATTCCGTGGTGTACCAATCCGTGAGACTGATGCGCTTCTGGAAACAGAAGCCCGTGTGGTGTAACGCCTGTTATTAACCTGTGGGTCGTAACAGACCCACTAATGGAGAAAGAAGATGATCACCGACAAACTGTTGATGTTCTCCGAAGCTCAGGCGGTTACGAATACCGCGGCTTCTACTGACGTAATCGATCTCGGTCCAATTGACGGAAAACGTCGTGATATCGGCGTGGGTTACCCGCTTGAGTTTTGGGCGCTGGTTAACACAGCCGCCGCGGCAAGCGGTGATGCAACTGTAAACATCCAGTTGCAGACGAGTGAGGATAACAGCTCATGGACCACTATTTATGATAGTGGCGCACTGGCAAAGACCGCCCTGACAGCAGGTAAACGAGTTGTTTCTGCAAAGGTGCCTGCCGGTGTTCAGCGATATCTGCGTGTTAACTACTCCGTCGCAACTGGCCCACTAACGGCTGGCGAATTCACTGCTGGTATCAGTCTTGATGTTGATGCCAATACGCCGTATCCGATCCGCTCAAAAGTAACTGGTTAAGGTGATATCGATGTCAGGTGAGAAACCAAGATACCGCGTTCTGCGCCTCTCTCATATCCATAACACTCTGTGGCCGGAGGGGGCAGAAATCGAATACGAAGGTGAGCCTGGTAGCGCACTGGAACCTGTTAACGATGCAGCCAGACAGGCAAAAGCAAAAGTTGCAGGAAAGGTGTCAATGGCAGCAACCAGCACCAAAATCATCAACGATGTGTCAGATGATGGTGAACTGGATAAGCTCCGTGAAGAGTACGAATTGCTCTTTAACGAGAAGCCACACCATAACGCCAAAGCTGAAACGCTCCGCGAGAAGATCGCAGATAAGCGTAAAGAACTGGGCGTGTAAGCCTCGCGAATCAGACAAGGGGCTTCGGCCCCTTTATTGCAGGAGTGTATATGGAACTCGTAAACCTCAAAACCGGCACTGACAGCTACCAGGATGAGAGCGGAGAAACCAGAACTCGTGATGAATACCCGTGGGGGCTGTGCATCACTCTTAATAACGACACATTGAATAAGCTGAAGGCGCAACCTCAGGGCGTCGGAACAGAAGTGATGATAACTGCAAAGGCTGTTATTCGAGGCCTGTCTGCCAGAGAAACTGACGATGGTGTTAATCGCAGCGCCGATCTGCAGATTACTGATATGGCGATCGCTCCTGTTTCCGGGGATGTAGAAAAATCAGCGGCTGAAACTCTGTACGGTAACGGAGGTGAGTGATGGCCTCTGTAGTAGAGATCTGTAATCGTGCGCTGTCCAATATTGGCAACAGCCGCAGCATTAACAGCCTGACGGAAGCCAGCAAGGAAGCGGGGGAATGTTCGCTGCACTTTGAGGCCTGCCGTGATGCTGTGCTTTCTGATTTTGACTGGAACTTTGCTACCAAACGCGTGGCGCTTGCAGATACGAGCAATCCACCGCCTGACTGGGAATATGCGTACCAGTACCCGTCAGATTGTCTGCGCATTACTGAAATTATGCTTCCTGGTGTACGCAATCCAACAGCAGCAATGCGCGTTCAGTACGAAGTTGGTGCAGACACCAACGGAACAGGAAAGTTGATCTACACAGACCAGCCGCAGGCATGGCTCAAGTATGTCTCTCGCGTTTCAGATGTGAACATGTTTGATGCCATTTTTATGGAGGCGTTGGCCTGGTGTCTTGCGGCAGCTATTAACATGGCGCTGACTGGGAATGCAGACCTCGGTACGTTTGCCCTCAATATGTACAATCGCGTGATTCTTAGTGCTGGCTCGCATAGCCAGAATGAATCACAGGAACCACAGCCACCGGTTGATGAGTTTACCATTGCGAGGTTGTCCTGATGGCTATCAGTTGGATCCAGCCCAGCTTTGCCGGTGGTGAGATTGGACCGTCGTTGTACGGGCGTATTGACATGGCGAAGTACCAGGTAGCATTGCGCAAGTGCGATAACTTTATCGTGCGGCAGTATGGCGGCGTTGAGAATCGACCTGGTACGCGTTTTGTCGGTGCCGCCAAATACCCAAATCGGAAATGCCGCCTGATCCCGTTCCAGTTCTCGACGGTTCAGACCTACGCTCTGGAGTTCGGACACCAGTACATGCGCGTTATCAAAGATGGTGCGTTGGTGCTGAACAGCAGCAATGTTATTTATGAAATTGCCACGCCATATACTGAAGCCGATCTGTTCCGAATTAAATTCACGCAAAGCGCAGACGTGCTTACGCTGGTTCACCCGGCATACCCGCCGAAAGAGTTGCGCCGCTATGCGCATGACAACTGGCAACTGGTTGATGTGGTAACGAAGAACGGGCCATTTGAAGATATCAATATTGACGAGTCAGTGACGGTTTATGCCAGCGCCAGCACCGGGACAATTACGTTAACGGCAAGCGCCTCAATTTTTGGCGCGGAGCAGGTAGGCAAATTGTTCTATCTGGAACAGCCTGCAGTGGATTCTGTGCCGGTATGGGAAACCAGTAAGAGTACGTCGATTGGCGATATTCGCCGTGCAGACAGTAACTACTATCGCGCCGTTACAGCAGGCAAAACAGGCACTTTGCGCCCTTCGCATACAGAAGGCACATCATGGGATGGCTGGGGCGGATCCGGTGATGATGATACTGGCATTGAGTGGGAGTATCTGCACAGTGGTTTTGGCATTGCCCGTATAACTGCTGTAAATGGCACTACTGCAACTGCTGAGGTGATTTCCTATATCCCTTCGCAGGTCGTTGGCGAGGATAATGCCAGCTATAAATGGGCTAAATATGCCTGGAACAGTGTTAACGGTTATCCTGGCACGGTTGTTTATTATCAACAACGTCTTTACTTCGCCGCATCGACAGCGTTCCCTCAGACTATCTGGGCCAGCCGTACTGGGGATTATAAGGATTTTGGCAAAAGCAATCCTACGCAGGATGACGACAGAATTATCTACACCTATGCCGGGCGTCAGGTTAATGAGATCCGCCACCTGATTGATGTCGGTTCGCTGGTGGCACTGACTTCCGGAGGTGAGTACGTCATCACCGGCGACCAGAACAAAGTGTTAACCCCATCATCATTTGCATTCAGCTCTCAGGGATCAAATGGCTCGAGCAATGTCCCACCAATTGCCGTGGCGAATATTGCTCTGTTCGTCCAGGAGAAAGGCAGTGTTGTCCGTGATCTGGCCTACTCATTCGATGTTGACGGCTATCAGGGGAACGACCTGACCATCCTTGCCAATCATCTTTTTCAGAAGCACAGCATTGTTGACTGGTGCTTCTCTATTGTCCCTTACTCCAGCGCCTTCTGCATTCGTGATGACGGTAAATTACTGGTGATGACCTATTTGCGTGATCAGCAGGTTTTTGCATGGGCACCACAATCCAGTACCGGAAAATATGAAAGCACATGCAGTATCAGCGAAGGAAATGAAGATGCGGTGTATTTCGTCATTAACCGAACCGTTAACGGGCAAACAGTGAGATACATCGAGCGACTGTCCAGCCGTTTATTTACCAGCGATGAAGATGCTTTCTTTGTTGATTCTGGCCTTAGCTATGATGGAAGAAATACGTCTGACAGAACGATGACCATCACTGGTGGTTCTGGCGAATGGGATTACCGCGCGGAATATACAATCAGTGTTTCTGGTGGTGCGTACTTCACCAGTAGTGATGTCGGTGCGCAACTACAGTTCCCTTATACCGGAACTGATCCTGGTACTGGCGATGAAGTGTCAAAAGAATTACGTTGCGACATTATTTCTGTAACCAGCAATACCGCAGTAGTGGTTCGTGCTAACAGGAACGTCCCGCCATCCCTCAGGAATGTGGCCACCACGAACTGGCAGATGGCGCGCCGGACATTTGGAGGCCTGTCTCATCTTGAAGGACAGACCGTAAACATCCTCTCTGATGCGAACGTGGAACCACAGAAAGTAGTTTCCGGAGGTGCCGTCACGCTGGAATCACCGGGGGCTGTAGTGCACATCGGCCTGCCAATAACTGCTGAATTCGAAACACTGGATATCAACATTAACGGACAGGAAACGCTGCTGGACAAAAAACAGGTGATCCCATCCGTTACTCTGGTTGTGAATGCCAGCCGCGGCATCTGGGCGACTACGCCCGGCGGTAAATGGTACGAATATCCACAGCGTGAATTCGAGTTCTACGATGATCCTGTTGATGACGCTACCGGAAAAGTAGAAGTGAAACTGGACAGTAACTGGGGCAAAAACGGACGTGTAAGAATCCGTCAGCTTGACCCGTTGCCGCTGTCTGTTCTTGCCGTTATTCCTCGTCTTACTGTTGGGGGATTCTGATGATCGATGTTCGAATTATTCCCGCCACCGAAGAGCATCTTCAGATGATTTTGCCGGATGTTCGTCAGGCTGATATTGACGAACTGTATGCGGTATCGCTGATGACTACCGAAGATGCGCTGCGTGTTGGTCTTCGCACTGCGACTATGGCCTGGTCAGGGTTCGCAAACGGAGAACTGGTAACCATGTTTGGTGTATCTCCGGCGTCAATGATCGGTGGCAATGGTACGCCCTGGCTGGTCGGGACCAGCCGTATTGAAAAATATCAGAAGACATTTCTGCGCCACTGCCGCCCTGTATTGCAGCAGATGCTGGCAGTTTATCCGCGCCTGGAAAACTATGTCGATGAGCGAAACCATGTTGCCAAAGCATGGCTGCACTGGCTTGGATTCAGGCTTGAAGAAGCCGCGCCTTATGGTGCACTTGGTCTTAATTTCCACAGATTTCACATGGAGAGAAAATAATGTGCGATCCGGTTATTGCTGGTGGCGCAATGCTCGCCATGAGTGGCATTCAGGCATACACCCAGTACCAACAGGGAAAGTATGCCTCGAAGGTTGCAGAAGCGAACGCAGATATAGCCACAGCTCAGGCAAATGATGCAATAAACAGGGGTAACGCTGAAGCTGAGCAACGGCGCAGAGAGACCCGACAGCGGCTTGGTACACAGGCGGCGACAATGGGGGCTACCGGCTCTGATTTATCTACAGGTAACGCGCTGGATATATTTGGCGACACTGCCCAGTTTGGCGCTCTTGATTCGCTGACGACGGTGAATAACGCGCAACGCGAAGCTTACGGTTATCAGGTTCAGGCTGCCAACTATAAAGCAGAAGCCAGTTCAGCCCGTAAACAGGGGAATGTGGGAGCAGCAACAACATTGCTCACTGCGCCTCTGAAGGCATACGGTGCGTACCAGATGTTTGGTGGGACGTGGAGTCCGTTTACTCAAAGCACTCCTGCGCCAATCGTGGCAGCAGCAGGAACCAGATTACCCGGAGGATTATAATGCCAGTCGTACCAACAGTATCCGGACGTCAGGTTGAGAGTCGTGGAGTTCAGTCAGCAGGCTTGCAGACGTTTTCTCAGCAAGGTATTGGTGATGCTTTTGTTCGGGCAGGGACAGAGGCAATTGATGTTTTGGGGCAGGCAAAACAGCGTGCCAATATCGCTCTGGCTCAGGAGGCATCTCTTAACCTCAGTCAGATAAGCAGCGATCTGCTGAATAACCCTGAAACAGGTTTGCTTAACCTGAAAGGGAAAAATGCTATTGGAAAAGGTCAGGAGTATACGCAGCAGTTTGATGCTCAGATCGAACAACTGGCTATGTCGCTGCCGGATGAACAGGCTCGTAATGCTTTCATGCAGCAGGCGCAGCAGCAGCGTATTCAGTTCACTACGCAGGCCGGGCGGCACGAGATAGGGCAAATAAATGCCTACGAAGAAGGCCAGTTTCAGGCGACGCTGCTGAACAATGGTAAAAATGCCGCAGCATTGTATGGCGACAACGCCGCATACGTATTGGCTAATAAGCAAACTTTCCAGCAAATTGAGGATTACGGCATTGCGCATGGCTGGAGCGACGAGCAAATACAGGCCAAGAAAATCGAGTTTAAAGAGAAGGTTGCTGATGCCGCATTGTCCCAGTGGTCGGCAAACAATGCGACCGCATTCATCCAAAGTAATGGCGAGTTAAGTGATACTGTTGCTGGAGCTCGCCGTGCTGTAGCAGATAGTGACTCTTCCGAGCGTGCCCGTGGCATACGCAACAATAACCCAGGAAATCTCGAATACAGCAAAACTAATCCGTGGGTAGGCCAGACCGGTGATGATGGTCGATTTGCTAAATTCGAAACACCTGAACACGGGATTCGTGCATTAGGGCGGAACCTGATGTCGTATCAGAGGCAGGGTATTGATACCGTCAGCGAGATAATTAATCGCTGGGCACCGCCTACTGATAAAAATGACACTATGTCGTATATCAAAGCAGTGTGCGAACAACTTGGCGTTTCTGCTGATGAACCTCTCGATGCATCTAATCCTGATACCCTGAAGGCGCTTTGTGCAGCCATTATCCATCATGAGAACGGTAGCCAGCCATACAGTGATCAGCAGTTAACTGCTGGTGTCAGTGCAGCACTTGGTTTATCAACAATTCCAACCAACACTAAACGCTATACCGGTAATGCAGCATTCGATGCGGCATCTCCTGAGGCGCAGGCAAGTTTTATGCGACAGGCGGATCAACTTCGTCGGCAGCAGCAGGCTGAATATAAAACGATGATTGACAGCCAGGTTCGCGATGCGACGGCTGCGTATATGCGTGGCGTTGAATTTCCTAACCCACCTGGTGAGGCTGATTTTATTGCAGCTTATGGCGTCAGAGAAGGAAACCTGCGATATACCGAGTTCAGAAATACGCAGATCGCCGGACAGTATATAGGCTCTTTCCGCAATATGCCGACAAGCAGCATTACAGCATATGTTGAGCAATTACGCCCGGATACTGGTGAGACAGGGGAGGGGTATGCGGCACGCGCAGCTCTTTATGACAACGTTGTTTCGGCTGCAAATCAGGTGATAAAGCAGCGGCAATCGGATCCTGTGCAGTTCTCTCTTGCCGCCGGACAGGCAAAGCCTATCGACATGAGCAATAAGGATAACTTTGGACAGAGCGTTGCCTTGCGTGCCGCTCAGGTCAGTGACCTTGCTAAGTCATATGGCACTCCACTGACGTTCTTTTCCAAAGACGAGGCCAATCAGATCGGTGTTTTCTTTCGTGATGCGCCAGTTTCCCAACAGGCAGCATATCTCGATACCATCAGGCAGAGCACTGGTGGTGGGCAGGTGTATATGTCAGCACTACAGCAGATCAGTGCCAACGCTCCATCTGCTGCCGTTGCCGGGATACTGATGGATAAGCCTGGTGGTATTTTGGCAGAAAAAAACTGGTTTAATCCTGATGTTTCCGTGTCTCCTGAAACCGCAGCGCAGACAATTCTTGCTGGTGCGGCGGCTCGTAAAGGTACTGATGACGCGAAAGGTATTCCGATGCCTAAAGATGCTGATCTTCGCTTTGAGTTTTCTGACATGGTGAAGGATGCATTTGCTGGTGACGCTCAGGGAGCATCAATGGCATACGAGATCGCAAAGGATTATTACGCTGGTGTGATGGCGAAAAAAGGCGTGGTATCAGGCGAAATTGACAATGATGTCTGGAAACAGGCTGTTAACGTAGCTACAGGTGGCGTGCATGACTATAACGGAATGGGGAATGTCCTTTTGCCGTGGGGAATGTCTGCAGAGCAATTCGATAAGCGGGTTAATCAGGCTTGGAATGAACAAGTTGTCGGCTCCGGGATAAAAACACCGCCTGGTCAGTATGGTTTGCAAAGTTACGGCGATAGTCAGTACCTGGTGAAACTTGGTACTGGTTATCTACTGAAAGATGATGGTTCTCCCGTTGTTCTTAATCTGACACAGAAGCGTCAGAGATTCTCCGGAGATATTCCGCAATGAGTTACTTTGGCCTTAATCCAGTAAACCAGAATCAGCAGCTTGACGAAGCAGCATCAAATCCAGCTGGCTTTAACAGCGATGTTGGTTTTTTCGACAATTCTGTAGGAGCGGCATTGTCTGGTTTGTACTCCGGGCTGGTGGCAAAGCCAGACCAGTTGCTATGGGCAGGGATGGATAAAATCGTATCCCCGATTGCTCAGTTTGTTAACGAAAACACCTCGCTCAATGACACTTCAGTTTCATACATTGCCGAGCAGAGAAAACTAGCAGAGCAGCAGGTTAAGCGGCTGACGCCTGATGCCGCGACAACCGGAACCGCCGGGCAGGTTCTTTATGGGTTGTTCGATATGGGCGGGCAGGCTGTTGTCGGTACAACGCTCGGTGGTCCGGTCGGAGGTGCAGCGGCGGTAACTTCGCTACAGGGTTTTTCTGAGTTTGAACGGCTGACAGCACAGGGTGTTGATTTCAGGACGGCGCAGGAAGCAGGATTAGTGCAGGGTATTACTGCTGGTGCCGGAACACTGATCCCTATGAGCCTCGGGTTACGTGCTGGTGGTGCGCTGGCGGAAGGTGTGGCGGCCCAGCTTGCGCGGACGGGTGAAAGTTCAGTGCGACGCGCCGCAGCAACAGCAGTACGTGCAACGCCAGATATTGCCTATGCCGCAGGTACAAATATTGCGTTCGGTATGGCACAGCGTGGGCTTACTGCAAAAACGCTTCGTGATGGTGGCTATAGCGAAATGGATAACCAGTATGATGTGTTGGATCGACAGGCAATTGCTATTGATGCTGTTCTTGGGGTGGCGTTTGGTGGTGTCGGCAGATTTATTAACTCTCGCGGCGAGTCTACAAGCGCACCAAATTTTTCACCAGTTGATGTTGATGCTGCACTGGCGGCGAATGCCGCTCATCATGCTGAAATTGATATTGCGCCAGGCGTGCCGATCAACGTGCTTTCGCGCAATTCTCACATTCAGGCTCTGAGAAAAGCTATGTCTGATGTTAGCGAGGGGAGACCTGTAGACGTTGCCAGCATTGTTGAGTCTGCATCTTTCAGTGAAATTCCTGGGCGCAAGAGTCTGCTGTCTCAGGCAGTTAATGAGGCTCTGTCATCTGTAGATGATGGAGTAACGGCGCGCGCTATAGAAAATCGGTTGCTTGAAGAACAGGCCGCGCAGCTTTTGCCGCGTGGCGATAGACAGGTTTACCAGTCTGAAATCGCTAATAGCCAACGAATTATTGAAAATCTCACTGAACAGCGCGCACAAATTCTTGCAGAAGAGCCAACCGGTAGCGGTAAAGCTTTGTCTCGTGCTCGATCAGATAAACAGGTCAGACTTCGCGATATTGACCAACGAATCCGGCAGGCACAAGAGCGCCTGGAATTTTCCCGTAACGCGTTGGCACCGCATGAGCCTGGCGGTCAGTTTTTTGAAGCTCGAGCAGAACTGGCACGACGACAGCAGGCAGAAAGTGAACTTAATGCTCAGGCTGTTTCATTCTATAAAACAGCAGAGGTCAGGACGCCAGACGAAGTAGCTCCTTTTGAGCCCGGTAAGATATTGCAACAGACAGAACAAAAAATGATGGCAGATCCGGCAGGAGATATTGATCTGCGTATAGCTGAAGACTCGCTGCTTGAATCTCCGGACATGATAATCACCGTGCTGGATGATGATGGTAATCCACAATCGCGCAGTGCGCGTGAAGTACTGGATGAAGCGAACAGGGAAAGTGAGCAGGCAATACAGGATTCCAGCCTGTTTGATGTTGCTGTGGCGTGTTTCTTGAGAGGTTAAATTAAATGAGACAGGAATGTATACAAGCGGTCCAGCAGGCGGCGCAGCGCACGTTAACGGCGCGAGAAATACAGAACATTGAAGACCGCATTTATCGAAATATGCGCTCCATTGCTCGTGATGACCCGATGTCGTGGCGACAACTTTCCGAATCAGAACGGTTGTATCGTGCAGCACAATTGGCATCTGAAGAATTACAGCGAGAAGCGGCATTAAAGAAACGTCGTGTGGCCCTCACTATAGCCGCACGTCAGAGATTGGATAAATTTATCAATAACTATCAAGGGGCTGATGGGAAACTTGGCGCTCTTAACCGTACTATTGCTTTTAATGCAGACGGTAAATCGAATTTCCTCTCTGTTGAATCCAGAACAAAAGCCACTCGTGATTATGCATTGAGTCAATTGCAGGAGGCATTCGAAGCAGTTGATCCCCGCTTTTTTGGTCTGTTTGAAGATGAAGCGGGCGTACGTGACCTGGTATATGAAATGCGGGGGCAAAATACTGGCAATGCTAAAGCAAGAAAAGGTGCTAAGGCGTGGAGAGAAGTTACAGAGCTGCTGCGCCGCCGGTTTAATGATGCTGGTGGGGACATTGGCTATCTCGAAAACTGGGGGATCCCTCAACATCATTCTATGGAAAAGGTTGGGGCGGTATCAAAAGATAAATGGGTTAGCGATGTTATAGGTAAGCTGGATCGCAAATATTATACCCGAGCCGATGGACAACTGATGAACGATGCCGAGTTGTCTGCATTTCTTGGAGAGGCTTATAACACGATCGCTACTGGTGGGCTGAATAAGCTTACTGATACCGGAATGCGAATTTCCGGCGCACGTGCTAACCGTGGTAATGCATCACGACAGATACATTTCAAAGATGCAGATTCCTATCTGCAATATCAGCAACTTTATGGCGATCGCTCTCTATGGGAAATCATGGTCGGTCACCTGGAAGGTATCAGTAAAGATATTGCACTGGTGGAAACATATGGCCCAAACCCCGATCATGTTTTCCGCTCTCTTCTTGATCAGGTGAAGGCAGAAACGGCAACAGCTAACCCGAGTAAAACCGGTAAAGTCGAGCGGCTGGCGAACAACACAGAGAATCTGTACAACTTTATTTCCGGAAAGACACAGCCTGTAGCGAATCCGCACATCGCGCGATGGTCTGACAATATCCGCAACTGGCTGGTTGCCAGCAGACTCGGATCCGCGTTGCTGTCATCGTTCTCTGATCTTGGAACCATGTATCTGTCTGCGAAGGTTACCAACCTTCCAATGAACCAGTTATTCCGCAACCAGCTTGAAGCTATGGACCCAACGAACCGTACAGAACTTGCGCGGGCGCGCCGCGCTGGTCTGGCGATGGAATCTCTACTTGGCAGCGTTAACCGCTGGGCGATGGATAATATGGGGCCGTCAGTGTCTCGTTGGGCGGCAACGGCGGTAATGCGTGCCAGTGGGCTTACAGCATGGTCAGATGCGCACAAGCGCGCCTATGGCGTAACCATGATGGGAAGCCTGGGAGAAGTAGTGTCACTGACACCAGACCTTCGTAGCCTCGATGACTCTGATTTTCGTATCCTGAAAAGCAAAGGGATTACTGACACAGACTGGAGCGTATGGAAGCTGGCGCAACAGGAGGACTGGGGGAACGGTAATAATACGATGCTGACACCGGAAAGCATTATGCGTATCCCTGATTCAGCAGTTAAACATCTTGGTGAGCCTGAGCGCGTGAAATTTGAGGCAATGCGTAAATTGCTCGGTGCCGTAACTGAAGAAGTTGATATGGCTGTTATTACACCGGGAGCTCGTGAGCAACTGATAACCGGTTCTGGTATTCAGCGTGGAACATGGAAAGGTGAATTAACGAGAAGTGTTTTCCTGTTTAAATCGTTCCCTATCTCGGTTGTTATGCGTCACTGGTCACGCGCTATGGGTATGCCGTCTGCTGGTGGGCGTGCGGCATATATTGCGACGTTTATTGCCAGTACGACCATTCTTGGCGCTTTGTCGCAGCAACTTAACGACCTTGCGTCTGGTCGTAATCCTCGAGAGATGACAGGAGAAGATGCCGCAAAATTCTGGCTTGGTGCTCTACTGAAAGGTGGTGGTCTTGGCCTTTACGGTGACTTTTTATTGTCAGATCACACTAGGTACGGAAGCGGCGCGCTGGCGTCGATGCTTGGCCCGGTAGCTGGTCTGGTTGATGACGTAGTGAAGATTGCTCAGGGCATACCGTTAAATGCTGTGGAAGGGAAGAGTGAGCAGACTGGTGGTGATCTGGTGAAGCTGGGGAAAGGTTTGATGCCAGGTGCGAATCTCTGGTACTTGAAGGCGGCTCTCGATCACATGATCTTTAACCAGATGCAGGAGTATTTTTCACCAGGCTATTTGCGTAAAATGGAGCAACGTTCGAAGAAAGAGTTTAATCAGACATACTGGTGGCGACCTCAGGATGTCACTCCGCAATAAGGAAGTGTTGTGTTTTTAATTATTTTGAGTGTGATAATTTCTGGTGGGTTGTTATTTATTGACCGCTACAAATATTTTCTTAACCCTCAGACTCAAGCTATTTGCTGGTTCATCTTTGTTGTGCAGGGAATAGTTCTTGTTGCAAGCCTTATTGAGGGGAGGCCTCTGATTTTTACTGGGTAAATAGGTGACTACATGCAAGCTATAGGATTCATTGTTTATATCGTCGTTGGTCTTTTTCAGTTGGCAGCAATTATGGCTGGGCTTGAATCATGGTGGGGATTGCACTGGATAATTGCAGCCCCCATTGCTTTCATCGTGAGCTATATTCCATTTGTTGGAGCGATTGTTGGTATGGTTGGTGCTGTGGATGTATGGCGGTGGGAGTGGTGGCAGGCTGGCCTTCTCTTCTTTGGTGGGATCATCTTTGCTATTGTCTGCGGTGGAATGTCATCATTTTTCGAACGGCTATCATTCAGAAAATGAACGTGACATGTCACAGGCCGCTTTCGCGGCCTTGTTTTTAACGAATGCCACCGCCGCCCGGGCGGGAATCCGCAGAACGCCCACCGCAGCGGGATCCGTCAGCGGCAGTATCGCTGTCGTGCTGACAACGACCAGCAAAGGCCTGAGTTGAAGCTACCAGAGACAACAAAACGAACAGTGCAGCAAATGCTTTTTTCATTGTGAAATTTCCATCTATAAGCCACCTCAATGTGGCGTCAATGAGTGTAGCACTGACTTTTGTTTCGTCCACAAAAAAGCCCGCGGCGCGGGCTTAATTAACTTCGAGGATAATAGAATCTTTAGACTTGAATCCCACTTTCCTCATGGCTGTAATGACGTTTTGGATAATCCACGTTTTCCCAAACTCTCTTTCGTGTACAATGGCGCAAGGAAAATGAAGGGCGCTTTTGTTGCACTTTATGGTGAAAGTTGTACCTTCGGCAAAATCCAAAACAGTCTGCAGATGTGCAGATATAAACGATTTAAACACATCTTCAAGCTCAGCAAGAGTAATTGGCGGTTTGTTCCTCTCGTCGTTCAGGCGTTCATATGCTGCATGAAATGAAAAGTGAATTCTTGCCGCATCTTCTTGCAAGATCTCGTTAATCTCATCCTCAAGATCAATGAGTTGTTGTTCTGTTATAGACATAGATAACGGGAGGTCGCCTCACTTATTTTTTGATTTAATTCATCATCATTGGATGCACGTACAGTAGCAACATGCTTACTTTGGCGTAGGGTCCCAATTCTGATATCAAATTCTTCATTATCGAAAGAGTCAACGAAAACAGCTTTACCAGTTTCTGGATGGTAAAAAGAGGCATAGTTTTGGTTGAGTTGCATATCAAATTTAAACATATCATCCTCCCATACGGGAACAGACGTGACTTACATACGGTGTGATTTTGACTAGTTAACTTTCTGCAGCAAAACCATCACGGTAACTACAAACTAAAATGTTACAAATCAACTTTCTTACCTTTGGGGTAATAGTACGCTATTCACCTGCAATCTGTACAGAATTATTTAAAGGCACATCCCTGTGCCGCCGTCATGTCAGAAGAACCCTGCCTTGTCGTTGATGTACTCCGCGTGCGTCTGGATATCACGCAGGCATTTGCTCACACCGACGATGTAGCAGAACATGGTGGTCAGCTCCGCCGCTGCGCCCGATACATCATGCCCGTCTTCCTGTAACTGGTTCAGCAGATTCATCAGCAGTGAGTTCTCAGTCAGGCCGAGAACACCAGACGGCGAATGAATCAGGCTACGGTAGCCGGGCTTCAGTGGGGCACTGTAGGTTTTGTTCTCTATCTTCATTGCCTGCATCACTGCTGATGCTGTGGCGTTGGCTACCTGGTCGGCAACCATCTTTATGCGTTCTTCCTGCGGGAGCGAGTTTTTAATGTAACTTCCGGTGCGGCGGATCTGAGGAAGAACCTCACCTGTAACCCATTTACGAAAGCGGTAGGGGATAGTGCCTGGTGTCACCGCATCGCGGCAGCGGAGGATCAGTGTGTAGAGGCCTGACTCGGAGATGATGTTGATCTCTTTTACTCGGCTATCAAAAATTGCACGATGTTCATGCCCTATGTTGAACATAGACCTTTCATCATCATCCAGTTTTTCAAGTGATTGGGTGACGTTTTGGATACGCAGCGCACTACAAACGTCTTGGGCTACAAACCATGGTTGGCCATCGATAATGATGGAACGGATAGGGTTAACAGATTCAAATTTGAAGATGGCAGTTTGAGCATTAGCCATGGTGGTTATCTCCACTTAGTGATTTTAATCACCACCGCAACGCCAATTACTGGTGGTGAACTGGACAAGGTTGGCGTACCGGCCTAAGTGGTACCGGCGTCCTTTCGGACCCCTGCCCAGCCCACCATAATTCGGATATGGCTGTGCTTAACGCATAAAAAAACCACGTCTGGCGTGGTATGCGCCACTTAGTAACTCGGGACGCCAATCCCGGCACTGGATTTTGCCAGTGCCCGATTACTATGGCACAAGAGGAGTGCGATGTAAATTTACCGCAAAGGTAAATATAAGCACTCCTCTTGGTGATTTCAAATCTTATCTGGTTTGTTTTCGTAATTGTTCGGCACAATAGTCGAGATGTGTTTGCAGATCCTGCATAGTCATCTGTGAGCTGGTGACGTAGTTAATCAGTGCAGTCAGTTCGGCAAGTGGGCCATCGACATTAAATCCATCCTTATCGAGATCCCGGAGTAATTTCATCAAGTGCGATCCCTCCACCAGTGACCTGACGCCTCCCGGCGTGTGAATCCTTTCGGTAAATCCGTCTTCCAGTGGATAGTGATACCGCTGCATCTTATCTTCTCCATGCAATAACTGTATAAATATACAGTATCAAATAATTTGTTTGCTATCCAGCACGTTTTGCAAATTACCTGAAAGGTAATATCTGTTCGTATTTATGGGTTGCTTATCCATATATGGTTTTTAGGTAATAAAATAACCGGATATGCGGCGCAACGGGTGCTGCGACTATCTGGAGATTTAACATGACGGTATCAACCGAAGTTGACCACAACGAATACACCGGTAACGGTGTTACAACGGCATTCCCTTATACCTTCAGGATTTTCCAGAAATCTGATTTAGTAGTGCAGGTTGTTGACCTGAACGAGAACATCACAGAGCTGATTCTTGATACTGATTACATAGTCACTGGTGCTGGAGGGTATAACGGCGGCAATGTAATTCTGTCGAAGGCGTTGGCTAACGGTTATCAGATTTCTATATCAAGAGAGCTACCGGTTACGCAGGATACCGATCTGCGCAACCAGGGTAAGTTCTTCGCTGAGGTGCATGAGGATGCGTTTGATAAACTTACAATGCTCATTCAACAATCATTAAGAAATGATAAGTTGGCTTTAAGAAAGCCAACTGACGTAGCAATTTTTTATGACGCGCTTTCAAATTACATTAGAAACCTTCGTGATCCATCTCTTCCTCAAGATGCTGCTACAAAAAAATATACTGATGATCTTTATGCAAAATTTAGTTCCTTACTTAGCACCATTATTGAAACCTTAGGAAATGGATTGTATGGATATAACACGAAGAAATCTTTTGAGTTGGGTAATACCCTCATCTATCTTAACGATGTTCTTCTCTGGGAAAGCAACGGCGAATACTACAGATGGGACGGGCCACTGCCCAAAGTAGTTCCGCCTGGATCAACTCCTACCACTGCTGGTGGTGTCGGCCCTGGCGCTTGGAGAGGTGTTGGGGATGCGGTTCTCAGATCTGAGCTTGTTAACGGACAATATAGAACTGACGCAACGTCAATATTTTATGTTCCAAATGTCGTTATTAACACGACAACTGACAACAGAAGTGCAATTTATGCTTTCCCCGGTCAGATTTACATCCCAAAAGATGTAACCATCAGGTGTAATTTTTTACCGTCAGATGATGTGACTAAATTTCTTGGAGAAGGTAAAATTCTCACAAGAGACAAATGGGGTAATGAGCATGTTTTTGATGTTGGGCTATCTAACAATGGCCCTGATTTTACTGCTCTTGGAACAATTGCTAAATTTGCAAATAAGCAGAGTTACCAATCAACTATAGAAGATTGCCATGTAGGTATCATTGGTGATTCTATAACGGATGGAGCCTATAGTTCAGGATGGACCCCGAACCCAACTGATAGCGATGGTAATCTTAATTCAACCAACCACAACCACAACCTCAATGGCGGAAAGTATTCCTGGTTCAGGATCTTCACTGATTGCCTGAACATGCTATCTGACAGTACAACAAATATTTTTAAAGGATACAACTGTGCCTCTTCAGGAAAGGCTTTAGCCACAGGTTGGGGTTATGAAAACTTCGACTATGGATTTTTCCAGAATGCTGCGTATGGAAAAAAAGCTCCTGATGTTCTTTTTATAAGCCTTGGTTTTAATGACAATGGAATACTTCCAACAATAGGATTTGAAGCGTATTTTCATGAATTTGAAAAGTTGATTAGAAAATCATGGGGATATGGTTGTCCTATATGCTTTGTTACTGTAAACAATAATGATGCACCAAAGGCTTTTCTGGAGGCAGCTATTAAGAAGCGTATCGAGCGTCTTTTTCAAAAAGTTGAGTTTCTGGATCTGTCAGTTGCCACAACTGACGCTTATGCTGACATTGGTACGTATTCTATCTCTGATATTTCCAAGCGTGATGGAGGAACTGTCTTTGATCAGAGTCATCCATCAACGATAGGGCATGCTTACATCGGTGCTTATGCTGCAAAAGAGGTATTAAAAGAGCGCGTTTATACAGCTGTAAAAAATAAGAACCTAATCCCTACTACTCAACTTTCATTTATTGGTATTGGATACCCTTCAAATACCAGATACTATCCATCAATTTCGATATTAAGTGGAGGTGATTATCTTGATGCACTTGGTGGATGGGGAAGGATTACGCCTTCAAATGAAAATGTTATTTGTCGGTATTTTGTATGGAGTGATACAAGCGATATCTCTGTAACATTATTTGAGCCATATAACCCAACTTATACTTCATCAGATCGTGTTAACCAGTTCAATGTCATTCTCAATGACATCAGGAACTCTTCTTATCTATCAGGTAAAGTTGCCAGCAATGGGCTAACATCATTTACAGGCAAACAAACAACGTGCATTGGAACCCTTAAAAAGGGACTTAATATTATCTCAGTGACATATGATGGTACACCTTCGTTAGTATACCCACCAGGCCTTTTATTTAGAGAAAAGTTAACACCGCTTTTTGCAGGGTTTAATTACATACCGTTAAGTGTTAATCAAGTCAAAGGAATAACAGGGAATAATGCCACGGTTAATGATTTAACTCTTGGGTATAATTTTTCTGATCCAGATGATGAGGCTCCTGACATGAGAAACGGCAGTAAGACCTACCTGAACCGCCCCGGAAATCCTGGAGACTAAACTCCCTGAGAAAGAGGTAAACAGGATGACTAAAAATACTCGTTTTTCCCCCGAAGTCCGTCAGCGGGCGATTCGTATGGTTCTGGAAAGTCAGGATGAATATGACTCACAGTGGGCGGCAATTTGTTCCATTGCCCCAAAGATTGGCTGTACGCCGGAGACTCTGCGTGTCTGGGTTCGCCAGCATGAGCGGGATACCGGGAGTGGTGATGGTGGACTCACCACCGCTGAACGTCAGCGTCTGAAAGAGCTGGAACGTGAAAATCGTGAACTGCGCCGCAGTAACGATATCCTTCGCCAGGCTTCCGCTTATTTTGCGAAGGCGGAGTTCGACCGCCTCTGGAAAAAATAATGCCACTGCTGGATAAGCTGCGTGAGCAGTACGGGGTCGGACCGGTATGCAGCGAACTGCATATTGCCCCGTCAACGTATTACCATTGTCAGCAACAGCGACATCATCCGGATAAACGCAGTGCCCGTGCGCAGCACGATGACTGGCTGAAGAAAGAGATACAGCGCGTATACGATGAAAATCACCAGGTATACGGTGTGCGTAAA